AAAAACACGGATATACTCCATGTTTTTTTGCTTATATAGGATAGTTAGCCGTTAATACTTCTAACCTCTTCTTACCCCTATTACTACTTCCCAAGTGCATAGATATCTCCTTCTGATGCCAACCATACTGCTGTACATACTTATTGAGTTCATCATTAGGGTAGGAACTAAGTAGGAACTTACCTTTGACTGCGGTTAAGGTGTAGAGTAGTTCATTGAAATGTTCTTGCTCATAACCTCCATAATGTCCTTGCTTGGCCCCTACATAGGGTGGGTCTATGTAGTGAAAGGTGTTGGGAGTATCTCGCAAGGATATCACTTCACAAGCGTCACTATTGTCTATCTGTACGTTCTGCAAACGAGCGGAATAGATGTCGGTGAAGTTGGCTATCTTGTTGTTAAGGACTGACACGCTCTTGCCATTGGTGGTGATACGACAGTTGCCTACTTGATTGGAATAACCACAATTAGTGGCGTACCAAAATGCCCACGCTCGTTGTATTTCTGTAAAAGCAAAGGGAGCATGGTAGATTACCAATGCGGCTTTGTAGGCTTCTCGGCTCACAGTTGACTGCTTTACGAGGGTTTGAAGCTCAGCAAAGCGAGTTTGCAGGACCTTGTAAAACGTATAAACATTGGCATTGAAATCATTGATGATTTCTGTTTTAGCTTTCTCCTTTGCCCAAAAGACAGCCCCTCCACCAAAAAAGGCTTCGGTATATACTTCATGTTTGGGTATAAGTGGTAATATATGGGGCAACATGGTTTGTTTCCCTCCATAGTATGAAATGGGGGTGCGTTGCCAAATCTTAGTGGTCGATTTCATGCTTTGATGTTTTGTAAATCATTATATCTTCATAAGTACTTAGGAAATTCACGCTTGTATTGACTACTATTCGCTCAGTGCCTTGGAAAGGACTGGGGAAGTTGTACTCATTACAAAGGAAGTCAAAGAGGTCTAGTAACTGTCCTTTGTTAGAGCTGAAATATACATACATGGGCATTGTATTCAAACTCTTGACAATTTGCAGATAGTCCTTTAGTTTCCAATAATTTCCCCCTGTATAGGACGAGACATCGGTGGAGAGATAGGGCGGGTCAAGGATAAATACGACATCCTCTGTATTAGCGAACTCATAGATAAGTTCCTTATAATCGGTGCTTCTACGTTCAACACCGTGTAAATAGTCCTCACTGTTATAAGGGGTTTTGATGACACAATTGTAAAAATTATCCTTTTCCAAGCCTCGTAAGGAGGTAGCATATTTTCCACTGAAAAGCAAACTTGCAGATAAAGAGATAAAATCTACTCTATCAGTAGGATATTGCTGGATAACCTCCAATATAGCAGGCTTTAGGTCATCTATTCTTTCTTCTTTGGCTTTTCCCTCTACTATGGAACGTAATTGAGCTAATATCTCATTGGTGATAGGAATACACTCTAATCGGCGGGCAAAGTTGTCATAATCGTTCCATATGACACGAGCCATGGGTTTTTCCTGCTTGATAGTATGAGATAGCAGTCCTGAGCCTCCGAACAAATCCACATAAGTAGCCTTGTCGGGGAAAGCCTTTAAAGCCTCTTTGAAGTGTTTGACAAACTTCCTCTTCTGCCCTTGAAAAGGAAGAGGTGATTGAGAATAATTTTTCATGAATTATTTTGTTGTTTTAGTTATTCTTTGTACTTTTGTGCCTCTCACGCTAAAAATAGACGAACCCGAAAACCCACAGAAGACATATTGTCCTCCGTAGGGCTTTCGGGTTCGTTTTTTATTTTAGCGTGAGAAACTATTTAAAAAGCGGAGGACATTTTTTACTGCCTATCCTCCTATTTTAGCAGTGTTTAAACTTCTTTTAAATGCTGTTTAAACTCTACCGAAACAACTTAAATCTCCACAATATCCAAGCAACTGCGCTGAGTATTAAAGCGCCTATAATATATGCAGAAGAGGTTTTTTTAACCTCTTTTTGTACCTGCTTAGATTGTTGTAGGTATTGGTTTTTGGTTTCGTTTGTTTGGCTTATCTTATTATCTATATAAAGAGTAGTATCAGCTTGTTGCAAGCTCTTAGAAAGGTTATCTATTGCCTTAAGGGTAACCTTCCCGCCCTGTACTCTTATAGTCTCGCTATCGCCGTCTCGTATGCGATAATATACCAACTCCTTGGCATTGCCCATGCTATCCTTATCACTCTCAAGGGTGATTTCATAGGATTGGGATTGCTGAATGTCAAAAGTGCTTACCTTTTGGGCTTTTTCTACGTGTGTGGAGCTGCCTTTGGTTTCCTTTATTTCGCTCCATTGCTCTTCTCTGTGCTCGGTTCGGTTTGATTTTTTGCTTTTGCAACCAGTTAGTAACAAAAGGGCTAATAGTAAATACAAAATCTTTCTCATACATTACTTTGGAATTTCTTGTTGTTTGATTGACTTTTCGAGCCACATAATACCCTCCTCTAACTTGGTAATAACAAGGGATAGTTCTCTTGTACGTGGCAATTGCCCTACTTTAGTGAGTAGGCTTTCATACTCTTTTTTTAGTTCATTTACTTCTGTCATAATTAACAATTTACGATTAGATATTTTGGTACTCCTCCTTAGCATTGAAGCAAGGACATGCCTTTTTTACGCCCGCAAAGTCCCTATGCCCTTGTATCACGGCATCGGGGTATAACTTTTTGAGTTCCTTAAGGAGATTTATAAGGGCTTCTTTCTGGGCAGATGTACGGGTGTCTTTTGGCTGGAGCGTATTCTTATCCACTCCACCGATGTAACAGATCCCTATACTATCCTTGTTGTGACCCTCTACATGGGCGGGTATCTTATCCACATCACGGCCCATCTCTATGGTGCCGTCCAAGAGGATTACATAGTTGTAGCCTATCTCGTTAAATCCTCGTTGACGATGCCATAGGTCTATATCCTTAGCTGTGTGTGCACGTCCTTCTGGTGTGGCTGAACAGTGAATGACAAGGTAATGAATGGTTCTTTTACTCTTTTTCATGGTGTTAAAACTTTTTAAATCTGAATTTTTATATTTAAATGATTAGGGAGCTTACCTATTTTAGTATTATTCATATCTATCACTAACCATGATCCACTTAATCCAGTCCTTGGATAAATATCTGAATAGAGTCTTTTTGTACCATGTACTCTGCCATTAACCCATGCTTTTGCATTAGATATAACCTCTTGAAAATCATCATACGGATAAAATAGATAGAGATTTATAGCTATTTCTTTTAGAATTACATTTCTTTCTATCTTTTTATTTAATGTAGGTAATTCTTCTTTTGGGATTTTATATCCTAATTTAGGGCATTCTCTTATTATTTCCTCTTTTGTAGCGTCTGTTAGAAAGTTTGCATATTTCCAAATTTTGTATCTGTTTTTTTCTCCTACTCCGACTCTAAGAGAAAGTCTTAATATATCTTTATACTCGTTCTTTGTATAGGTAATATCAATGTCCATAGTTACAATACCATTATCTATACTCCCCCAATCAAAATATTGTATCGCATTCATCTGTTTATGTATTTAATGAGAGGATAAGGCACGAAGCTCGCCACGATGTCCCACCAATCTATGAATGTATTTTTATAATATTTATCATATAATTCTTTGCTCAGCCCTATTGCGCCTAAGGCGATAGCGGCTATAAGTAAGGACTTCCTTACAGATAGGAATAGCACGGCTACCAAGAATATGCCTATAAAGATCATATTCCCGTACTTACTATGTAGGAGCTTATCACTCCCTTTGAGATTGTTAATTGCTTTCATCATATATTTCTTATATCTATGTAACATTTATTTTCAAAAATACTTGCAACAGCCGTACTTCCATCTCCTCCATTGAAGGCATTATCCCCCGTATAAATGATGGTCTTTCCTGTACAAGTGAAAGTCATATTCCCACCTGCAAATACCTTACGGAAAGATATAGAACTCATATTTTCCAATTGGTTCAATTCTACATTACAACTATTTTTAACAAATATAACTCCATTTTGCCAGTTTTTTGTAGCAGTCCAGTTTACATCAATCCATCCCCCCTGCCTTGTAATATCATCAAACCATGCTAAATCTCTAAAATCACCATTGTCACCATTAAATCTATTTCCATCAACTGTATTTCTAACACCTATTCTGGTTGCAGGGTACCAATCCGATTTATAAAATTCTAATGAGGAAGTAGAACCTCCACCTTCAAAAGATAATAAAATACCTGTACCACCACCGTTATTAACATAATAACCTCCAGTTTGTCTATTCTTGAAAGTTTTTAATTCTGATATTAAAAAACCATGTTTTATAAATGTATCATCTTCCGGAGCTGGCGACCAAATAGTTGGGGTGTCTCCATATTCTATTTTAAAGGATGATACTAAGACTTCTTCTATATGAATACCAGTGGTGGTGCAATAAAATTCTACAAACCCTTGATTTGCTCCATTTGATGTAACTATTCTACCATTTTTACGAATAACATATTTATGCCAACCTCCATCGGAAATTAAATCATTACCATTTATAAATTCTACATTTGTATCAGTTGTTGAAGTAAATTTTATATTTTGTTTAGTTGTTTTAGCCCAAAATGAAATAACCATAGGTAAGTCTTCAAAAGTAGTCTTACATTGAAATCCTTGCCAATTATACATGAGTTTAATCACTTTGTTACCCATGAATGTTTCAGTTGAATATACAGCATTACCAGCATAATTACTTTGTAAATAATAAGGTAATTCTTGTAAAACAAAGTTAGAAGTTTCTCTAACTAAATTTCTCCCTCCCACTTGTATCTTTTTTATCTCCTCCTGTATCTTCCCTTCCGTAGCCAGCGCTGGCTTCCCATCTATATCGTCCCAGTTATGCCTATGGGTACGTAGGGCATATTCAGGGTGGGTATGCCCAAGAAGTGAATATCGGCCGTCAAGGCTTACGGTGAGCTGTTGACCATCGCTTCTTACGCCTGTGAGTACGCCTGTCTGGTCGTTGAAGTTGAGAGAGTTTAGTTTGATGTCAGCCAAGTTTTCGGGAAGGGTATCATTGTCCGTAAATGGCGCTTGTATGGCCGTCCCATCGGCAAAGGTTATGGTGATGATCTTATCCACATCGCCCGTTACAGTAAGCCCAACCACACGCTTTTGGGCATTGACTTGGTTGGTACGTTTCTCCTCATTGGTATAATCGTTTGAGGTAAGGGTTTTACCAGCTTCCTTATCCACTTTATGATCAAATAGTCCGCTATGGGCTTGGCTATCGGTGAGATGATTGCGCAGCTGTTCGGCGGAGGCAGTGCCCTCTAAAGCTGTAGAAAGCCCTTCTACTTTATTCATAGGGATATTCTCATCCTTGTGCCAATAGCTATCCATCCATGACCAAAAGTGCTCTTGGGTTGGCTTAAGAAAGTTTGCAAATCTGCGTTTAAGCGTTGAAATCGGAGTAATCATTTTCTCTGGATTATAAGGGTTATAAGATTGAAAGGGTTTAGTTAAAAACCAACAAATTCAATAAATTGGATCACACGATAAGGTGGCATGTTGTTATGGGGTTGGTCGCCACCTGTATCATATGAAGTCCTATTCTTCCAAAACCGCATATAGTTATTATTATCAGCGGAACCAGGCAAATTTTGCCCTGTATGGGTATACCCATCTATATTATTACCTCTATTTTTAAACCATTCGGCTTCTCCCGCGCTCATATCAGCTATTGCTATAGAATCTTCATAGCTATGATGATGGCTTGGCATTTCGGATGATGTCAAGGTATGTGTTTTTTCCCCTCCCTCGGCTCCGATACTTCCAAAATCAGTATCAGAAGTATGATGCCCTATAGGCATTTTACCCCTTAGAGGTTCATATTCTCGCCAACCTTCAGGTATGGGGACATTAGCAGGCTTGCCCCATATAGCTACTAATCCTATAGGTAGGGACTTTCTAAGTTTTTCCTCCAAATTCTCCAATCGCTTAAGGACAGAGTTGTCATCGGAAAGGGTTTGCTGTTCTATTTGTTGGTTGTTCAAAATACGCTTGAAGCTGGACCAAGGATAGGTTCTGGTACTATTGCCAAAGGTAGCTACCTTTTGGATATAGACATTCTTTGACGAGCCGTCTTCAAAGGTTTGTGCGATTTGGGTCTCTTTGATAAAGACAGTAGCTCCTATGGTAGTTCCCTCAAAAGGATATAGTTCTCCTTCTATGGCCACCACACCATCACTAATGGTATTGCCTACCTGCTGGCAACCTGAGATAATAGCCAAGTCGCCTGTTATCCCACTGATAGCATTAAATATCTTATAGGTGTTTTGCAAGTAATTGAGTGTTTCGGTAGTTAGAGGAAAACCTCCCGCTTGGTTACAATGGATAATGTTCATTTTGTTCAGTTGTTAGTGATTAGTTGGTTAATCTATAAGGCAATCATATAACGTTTGCTGGCGAGCTTATAAAAGTCAATTAGAGCTTCCATTTCAAAGAAACGGTAACGACCTATCTCCGATGTAGGTGTCTTTTGGCTGTCCCATACCTCTTGGGGTACTTTGACGATAAAATCAACACCAGTATCGGCATAATCCACACCACGGCGGAGGTACATAGTACCTAAGAACTTAGGCTTGCGCTCGGCTTCGGTATAGATGTATTGGCTTTGGTACTCGCTACCTTCAAGGATACGGATACGCCTAAGAACTGGGTCAAAAGTATCATTAAGTGCCTTGCGTAGGTAACATACCTGTCCATTGAGCGATAATTTCCGAATGTCGGCTGCTCTCTTAAGGGTAAAGTCATAATGCAATCTCCCTATGGGGGCTACTAACATTCTCATCCAGCCTATGAGTTTGGCTTTCCGTAAGAAAGTGGGAATTAGCAATAAACTTAGTTTTTCTGTATCAAGTTGAAAGATTCTCATAAGGGTACTATCTGGCAATGTAACGTATCTGTGAGGCATTCCAATCTACCTCAAAGTAGCCGCTGTAGGGTATTTGGGATACGGCAATGTTTTCAAAGGCACCATAGCCATGGGTATTAGGGTCTATCCAAGCCGTTTTCACCTCACGAAGATGAGGGATCCTGACCCCATTGACAGCTTGTAGTGCGTCAATAAGGTGTGCTACAATCAGCTCACCATTAAAGGGTAGGTGCTTGAGGTAGGTTTCTATAGCCTCCTTAACTGGGAGTTTGGCGGAGAGTATATCCATACCATTGCTATCCAAGACAAGCGGGTCATAATACACATCTAAGCTCAGCACCAACTTGTCAGGCAAGTAGTTAATCACGGTTGCTCGCACGCCTGCGTCTTTTATCTCAGCTATATAGCCCTTGAAAGCATTGTGTTGGTCTTCTGTGATAGGCTGCAAACGCCCACCACTTTCCGTCGCTATTTTTACAATCAATCGGCCGTCTTCACTCTCCACCACAGCCGAGTACTTGACTATCTTACTTGCTTCTATGGCTTCCTCCGTATGCCCTTGGTTATTGAACTTATCGCTGTCGGGTAACAAATCAAAGCCGTATTGAAAGGCAAGGGCTTTACTCCTATACCAACGTGCAGTGTGAGGGGTAAGCTCGGCAAGGCGTTTGTCTATATCTGCCCTATGTAGGTCAAACAGCTTCTCTAAACTCCATATTGCTACTGAGATGATATAGACCCACAATCTCCAAATCGCTACTTTGGAGGTGCTATTAAGCTCATTAAGGGCAGGCTCTTGTGTCTTGGCCTGGTAGATGAGTTCTTGTATTTCTTGTATGCTTCGTGCCATTGTTCAGTGGTCAGTGGTTAGTTGTCAGTAATTTAGCCTCCTACTACAAAATCAAGGTTAATCGCCCAAATGCTGATACCCTCAAGGCGTTCCAACACTTGCTTGTCTTCTTTGGTGAAAGCTGTAGCGGGTTGTATATTTTTGGTCGTATAGTAGGCTAATATATCTTTGTTTCTTGCTCCTACTGAAAGAGGAGGGACTTTAAGGGGGGCGCCCGCTACCATATCATCAGTAACGCTCTTTTCATTAAGTACTGCCAACTCAAAGATACTCTCAATGGTGCCCGTGTGCTGTAGAGCGAGGTCAAGGAGAGACTGATTATGTAGGACTGTTATTATCATATTTATTTGCCTGCGGTGGCTCACCGCTTACCATTGAGTTGCTTGTATTTTTTAAGTTCTGCTAAAAGTTCCTCTACGGAAGCCTCCAAATCCTTAATGCGGGCATTGGCTTTTTTGAGTTCCTCGATTGCGTTGGCATACTTAGCCCCTAAGTCTTCTATCATCTCTCGGTATATCTTCACGGCTTTATCCACATTGTCTAATTCGTTGGTCTGTAACTCCATTTGTTGCTTGGGGCGACCAAAAAACCAACCTGCCAAGCCTGATAGTACCATTCCTAAGAATGATATGATGTGTTCTTTAAGTCCTTCTAATATCCAATCCATTTTTTAAGTTTTTAATTTTGAGTTACTAACCGCTTAGCTTATTGCCCCCGTTCCTGTACTGGTAGTAGCTCCCGTATAAGCTCCTGCCTGTAGGGTGATTCCTGCTTGTACCGTTACCTCGCCACTTTTGACGAATGTATCAATAAGGCTTGCTAAGCGTTCAGCGTACTCTTCCATACTGGGTTCGGTTTTGGTGAGCATATCTTGTTGTAAGGTGATAATGCCTTGTTTGAGTTGTTCTTTGTTTAGTGCCATAGTTGGTTTATTTTGTTGTTAATCTCCTCAAACTTCTCTACGTTCTGTGGGGCAAAGTTGCCGGGGCCTGAAGGGGTTTGTATGATAGCGTTTTTAAGTTCAGTTAAAAGGTCATTTAAAAGGGTTTTAAAATCGGCTTGCTCGTTCTTGATTTGGATTTTACCACTTTCAATTTTTAAGCTAAACCCTTCCGAGGTGCATTCTACCTTATCCAAAGCGGAACTTCCTACTACTATAGCCGTTTCCTTGCCTATAAAAGCTACACATACCAGCGACCCTACTTTGGGTTGGAGGTAGAAGCCTCCTTGTTCCATATCCACTACCAAATACACATCATAAATAGGTGAGGATCCGTCCAAAGGCACTACATGAGCTGTTTGGTTTTCCTCGTCTACAGAGGCTACCTTACATACCTTGGCGTATAGCTCCTGCCCTGTATAGGCTAATTGCTGTATAAGTTGTTTTATCATAATGAATTGCCGAGTTCTATTTTTTGTCGGTAGCCATTGGTGCCGAAACTAATCTCATTCTTTTTTACTAAATAAGTACCCCGATTTCCGTCGGAGGCGTGTATCTCCACCATGTCACATTTGCGTACTTCGGGTGTGCCGAAAGTTTCAAATGAACCCTTAAACCCACTTTGCTTATAACGCTCTAAAGCCTGCATGGCATACTTTTTAAGCTCTTCTTCCGAAAGTCCGTCGATACGAATCTTAATCACGTCGCCGTCTTTGTCACCATACTCATAAGTGATTTTTCTATGTTTGGCGTTAAAGCTCTGTGCCTCTACCCTCACTCGTATATCGTCCTTGTTTCTGTAGGTAAAATCCTCCTTAATGATATTCTTGCCATGCTTAAAGAGGTGCTTTTCTCTGTTATCTATGGGGTATTCCAAACCTATATACAGCACCGATTGCCCTTCAACAAACCTAAAATAGCTACTAAGCATTACCTTGTCCTTTAGTTCCTGTAACTCTTGTGATACACTGGGTTGGGTAATACGCCAGGCACCTACTTGTATGTTGTCATCTATGAGCTTATAAGCGATATTCGTACCCTTAAGCAGGTGTTCTACTATCTCTTTGAGTGAAGCGTTCTTGAAAGCCTTGGGTTCGGCTTTAATAGATTTGAGTAAAAACATCCCATCTTCACAAGTAATTGTAATAGGAACTTTGGCATCTACCGAGCGAATATAACCTGCAAATCGCACTACTAAATCATCATCATAACCGAGTTCTACCGTAATACGGTCGCCTCGCTTGATTGGGGGCATACCTTTTTCACTTATATACCCTTGCCATTTGATGTTACGAGGTAACTTAAGTTCACAGGTGTCGGTAAGGCTTCCCATATCTTCTACAATATTACACTCGGCTACCGAATTGAATTGCCAGCGGGTGCTACCCGTCTCAATAGTTATTCTACTTACTAATCTTAACATACTCGTCTTGTTGTATTTGTTTGATTTCGTAAGGCTCATCAGAAAGCATTTGTATCTGTACGCTTTGGCGATTGCTATGGGTTTCCTGTTGCAAAGAAAAGGAGGTTACCACGGCTGATTTAATTCCGAAAGCATATAGGAAATCGCTCTCTACCTCTACTACTTCGGGCGTAGTAAGGAGCTTTCTGAGGGTCTCCAACTGACTTAGTGGATATTCCTGTTTGGGTAGGAGAAAATCCTCTTCTGCTTGTTCGCTTGGCTCTCCCTCGTAATCTGTTAGGGCTATATCCAAAGTAATCCCATAGTCGCCATTGCTGATATACTCCTTTATAGTTCCGTCACGCCCCTGTAGAGGTGTGGTTACAATGTTGCGTTCTTGAGTAACCGATATAATCACTTCTTTAAAAAGCAGACTATAAAGCTCACCCTCATAGTGGGTACTCATCCGAAGGGAAGTTAGCCATGGGCGATTCTCCAAGTCGCTTATTGAAGAGAAAGTACCGTCAAACTCTTTGACCTCTAAGTGCCTACCTGTTTGCAAACCAAAGCGAAAAGCAAGATTAACGGCCGCCGTCTTGGCTATGGTCAGGGGTTGGGGTTGAAAGCTAAAGTCTATCATAGTATTTAGTTAATTAATTGCCCTTGGGAGCTACCCGCCTGCAAAGTCGGCAGTAGCTGTAAGGAGAATCTCTCTTACGGCCTGTAGGAGCTGTTGCCTGTCGAAGCCTCTGTCAGCATTCATATAGATATTAAAGTTGTCCATCATCTTACCAATGGTTAGATTGCGTACCTTGTTTTCACTTTTGCCTTTGTCGCCACCAACTCCCGTGCTGTTCATAGTTTTTTGGGTAGCTACCCCTCCTACAGTAGGTACGGCAGGTTGGTTTTTCTTCAGATCAAAGCTATCACTCTCCACAAGGGTTACCTCTTGGGGTTTGTCGTCCTTTTGAGTCTTAGCCTTTTCCTCATCAGAGACCAAATCCATATTCTTTCGGAACTCCTCTACACTCCCAGAGGCATTGGCCGCCCACTCCCAACCTGTAAGCTCTGCCACCCAGCCGAGTATCTTCTGCAAAGGTGCCATAATTACATCTATGAGTACCAAACCGATACGCTTAAATCCCGCTAAGATACCTTCTGATTGAAAAGCCTCTACAATACTATCCCAATGCCGCTTAATCATCGTAAAAGCACTGATAAGCATACCTATAGGGCCTAAGAGAAGCAACATAGTAGAGCCAAAGCTATCAAAATAGTTTGTTGCCGTTACCACATAGCCTATAAGTAGTGCAATGGCACTTACCACCAATAGGATAGGGTTCATGTTCATGATCGCATTCAGAATCCCTTGTGCCACAGCCATTCCTTTGGTAGCTACCGAGCAAATGTTTGTCCATAAGGCGGCACGCTTTTGAGCGTTGGTAAGGAAAGAAAATGTATTAATTAGGACGCTTCCTATAGGTGCAAGTCCCGTCATCTGCCGAACAATATCACTTAATGCCCCCGCATAGCCAAACATTCCTCCCGTAGCATTAAAAATGGAAATCTTAAAATCCTCTACTTGTCTTGTTAGGCGTTCGTTCTTTTCGGCCATACTTTCCATAATGACCTCCGCCTGTTCTACAGCAGAGTTGGTTCCCTCAATACTTTTGCTCATCGCTTCGGCCTCATCAGCGGTATTGATAAGGGCAATGGCAGCAGCCATATTCTCCTTGCCAAATACCTTGGTCATCAGAGCGGTGTCACCTTGTATCTTACGCAGGGTTTTCAATCGCTCGTGCAAAGGTATACTACTATCGGCTAAGTAATCAGTACTGATCCCCGCTTCCCTAAGTCCATCGGCAGCAAGTTTTGATGTAAAACGGCCCTCCGAAAGAGTAGTCAGTACGTTACGCAAGGCAACTCCTCCTTCGCTTCCTTTCTTACCTGCTTGGTCAAGCAACTGGATATAGGCATTGGTCTCGGCAAACGATAAACCTGTAGTCTTAGCCACCATACCTACTTGTTCCAAAGCCTGCTTGATTTGGGGCAATTCGGCTGAGCCATTTTGGGCAGCGGCAGACATCACATTCATCATCTCGGTCATTATCTTAGCCGCCTTGATAGGATCCTCCATACTCACCCCAAACTGGTTCAGTGAGGTGTTAAGTACATCGGTAGCCGCTATGGTATCACCTCCCATTTGCTTGGAGAGAATATTCACATTCTCACCCATCAGCTTCATTGCTTCGCTGTTCTTGGCGATGTCTGGACTAAGTTGTGAAAGCATCATCTTATAAGCTTCCACATTATCTACTGCCGAAGTGCCAAAGGTTTTAGCGGTGTCACGAGCAGCCATTTCTATGGCTTTGAGACCTTCGCCTGTAACTCCCGTGATAGCTGAGAGTTCAGCAAGATTCTTTTCAAGGGCTATGCCGGGGGCATATAGGTTAGCCGCTGCTGATGCTGCTCTGTCTGTCAGATTCAGAAATGCCTCAAAGTTTATATTTGATAATTTGGTGCTTTCCTCTATCGTTTTAGAGACTCCTTCTATAGCCTTCGTCGTATTCTCAGAAAAGGTGTTTAGGGTTTGATTGATTTGGGTAATCTCCGCCTGTAGTATATCCATGTTTTTGAACAAGGCCACAAATACGGCGGAAACCTGATTGTCTCCCGCTATATTGAAATTTATACCGAAATTAAATGTATTATTCATTTCTTTTTTGTAACTTTGCCTTGTTAAACTTATACTACTATGAAAACACTTTTTTGGCTTGCTTATATTTTATCTTTTATAGTATTTGTGATAAGTTCCATACTGTGGAATCTATACGAAGTAGGGGCTATTAGTATCTACATCAGCCTACATATATTTTTCTTTTGTTTGGTATATAGCAATATCTACCCCGAAAAGGTAAAACTACCCACCCATAAGCACCTTAAATAATTCGGCTTGGTTTTGCATACGCCAGTGCTCCAGCCATAGGGCTTGGGCATAGAGTTTGCACCACTCACTGGCCTGTAATATGTTGGGATCCACTCCAAAATTACTACGGATGAGCGCCTCCACTTTCCACTCTTCTTTGTCGCTTGGCTCGGTGCTATCTGCACCTGTTGATAACAACGAGCCTATAAGTTTTTTGCAGTTGCTTTCGTTTTTTGTACTCTTAGCATGAGGGCTTCTACGGCCTTAAGCTTGAGCATATCACGTCCTGCAATAGCCTCGTCAGCTTTCACTATATAATTCAGATAAGCCACTTGAGCAGCTTTCACCTCATCAGTTTTAGAAATCTTTGTCATCGCCTCCAGTTGCTTAAAGGTAGGCTCCTTGAAGATTACTTGGTGGGTCTGTCCGTCGGCTTCTATCTCTACGAGTACCAACTCGCCGTGTTCCTCTTTAAGGGTTTGTATTTCTGCCATACTAAGCCCACAAATGGTTTCTTCTTTAGGGCTATTGTCTTCTACAAATGTGTATGTTTCTTCCATGATTAAATAAGATTTAAGAGTTATAGAATTTAAGGAATTAAACAGACTTGTCTACCACATGGCTTACAATGAGTTCTAATTCTATTTCCTTGTGCATATCGCCCTCTTTCCACTCAAAAGCTGTTTTTTGGAACTCACAATTTTTTAGAATATGGGTTACTAAAGGCTGGTTGTCGGGCTGATAGTTTATGGTAATAGAGAAAGGAGCAATACGATGTAATTGCCCTTTAGGAGCTTTGGCTTTCAGTGCCATTACAGTAGCCGAGAGCAAGGTAATAGAAGCGGTAGTTTTTACTCTACCATAACCACGGCTCACGGGGTGGCGCCCTGCTCCATATACATTCTCCTTCTCTTGGCTCTCCTCGTACTTAATAGCCACGATACCTGTTACAGGTACGCCACCTATGGTACAGATAATATCTGCCCAGCCGTATTCTCTTCCGTTGATAAGGGGTTCGTATTCTAACATAGTTTATAGGTTTTAGGGGTTAGACTGATAGGGCAAAGCCGATAGCTACTTCTATCTCTCGCATGGTGCCTACGGGTACAATCTTAAGTACTACCTCCAACTTGGAGGTTTGCAGAATGCGCTGACGTGGGTTGATATAGACTTTGTATCCACTGAGTTCTCCATTGCGCTTCATTGCATCCAAAGGCTCCTCACAAAGGGCATTGATAGCCGACACAGTAGCCGTTTGCAGGTTACCCGTATCAGGGTCTATATAGGCAGGCCCTGAGACCTTGGGCACCAACACACGGTTCAGTTCACGAATCGCCTTGTCAATGGTGCGGTTGTTCTCTATGTAGGCAAAGTCACTGGTGGCAGCCGTAGCCGTGAAGCTATCATTGAAGTACGTACCCGCATTGCCTGCATATTGAGTAAGGAAGATATAGCCTTTGCTATGCAAGGCTTCCACCTGTGCAGGGGTGAGAGCGCTGAGCTTAGTGCCATCGGCAAAGGCGGGCACGTCCAATTCAAGGGCACGCAGCACATCGCCTGTTAGGCCTTTGTTATAGGCAATACTCACTAAGTTCTGCTTCTCTACCCATGCAATACTCTCGTGTACTTGGGCTTTGGACAAGGCCCCAAGGGCAGCCCCAATGCAACTGACCGAAGGAGTAGTTTCGGTGATATAGGCACCTCGCCCTGCACCATCTTGACCAATTACCACGCTGACCAATTCTGCGTTTTTGGTATGCAAATCGGGCAAGTTGGCTACATCCTCAGTTTTGAGCTTAAAGCTATAAAGTATGCTCAATGGAGTGATACGTTTGGCCAAATCTTTCGCTATGGTGTTCAGCTTTGAAAGTGCATTGTCCAATCCCGATAGCTCTGTCTTGAAGTCACACACGGCCACTTGGCGTAGCTTGCCCTGTGCAAAGGCTTGCAAAGTCTTTACCTCCGTATAGTTGCCGTCGGAACTTGCTACAGACTGCACATAGAGCTTTGCCCCCTCATTGACACGAAAAAACTCAGTTATATGATAGTGCAATACAGGGTTTGTATTGGGAAAAATCCCCTTACCATTGAGTTCCTCTACTGAAAGCAATAAGGTAGGGGCAACAGCCGTTTCTCCATAGACGATAAGCCCAGAGATATGATCTTCACCTGCGAGTTCACGCCCTAAGCCTCCGTTTTTTCTTATGAATTTTACTCCATTCATTGTTTAGCGTTTGTTAAAGTTTTTAGGTTTGAGTTCAAAACGTGGTTTGTCTTGCTCTTCAGAGAGCTCTAAGTTTTCTGAACTATCAGTGTTTTCAGAGGGCTCTGGGTTTTCTGAATTGTCGGTAACTTCTGAACTATCAGTGTTTTCCGAAGAAGGCTCTAAGGGTTCAGTAGTTACTACTGTTTTAGGATTCTCTGTTTCAGTAACTACCTCATTTTTTACCTCTTCTTTTTCTGTTACTTCTTCGGGGCGCACAACCTTTTTTACCTCTTGGTTTTTGAGGGTGAGAGCGTAGTTTTGTGCGCCGTTCTCGGTATAGAAGTATTTGCCGTCAGCCGTTTTGTAGGCTACATCAAGCCCCGGATTATCTTTAAATATATTGTCCATGATATTTGTTATTAGTTGTTAGTCACTCTTCACTAAATAAGTGCTGCGATGTACTTATTTTCCAAAGGTACCGCTATAAAATAGTGACGATAGGCCAAAAGGTTCGCCTGATTGGTCGGATCCTGCTTTGCCTCGGAGTAGTACTGTTTGGTATGCCCTATTTTCTTTCTCACGGCTGTTACCACAAAAGCCACAGAAGCGGGTTTGTCACTGCTGGTAGGTACTTGATCAAAGGCGATTTTCTGACCTGCACTGCTATAGTAAGGGTGCTGTTCGTAGGTTTTGATTTCAAAGCCTGCAATCATAGGAGAGACCTGTCCTTGGCGATAGTTGATCAGCTGGTCACCGAAACGCCCTCTATCCTTGAGTAGGGCGTTGTAGTGGTCAAAGCACAACACCAAGCGGCGTCCTGCCAATGGCCAACCTGCTTTGTCACATTTATCCTTGAGGGCTACCAAGTCATTGTAGGTACATTCTGTTCCTGCAAGGGTGAGCACAGGAGTAGATGCTGTGTTCTGTGTAGGGGCAAGTGCATGTATAGACTTACCATACTTGCGCACACTGATTTCGTTGGTTTGTGAACGAGTTACTGCGTCTATCTTGTCATAGCTCGAACCAATAGTTTGGTCATCGGTAACCTTGACAGCCTTAGTTTGGTACTTATCCAAACGAATAGCAACCTCGTTTTCGTCGTAGTTCTGTACGGCTAATGGATAGGTACTATTGTTGATAAGCACATCGGGTTTGAACTCGGTAGTGGGGACATGGATTACATTATTTTCACCAATTTCCATTACGTCACCGTCCAAATCTTGTACGCCGTCCAAAAAGTCAGCTGTACCCCCTTGGGAGAGCGTTTGGTGTACTCGTCGCTCCCATATTTCTGGAAAATTCATTGCCATTGTAATACTGTTTTATTCGTTTTTAAATAGGGTTTAAATTATAGCTTTTCACTAAATAGAAGCAATGAGCTTCTGATAGGCTTCGGGGTTGCCGTTTTTGAAAGCTAATTTTTCCTCTAAGGAGAGTTTTTGAAAGTCCTCCATAGTAGCCACTCCTGTAGTGCCTGTAGGGGTAGTAACTCCTGAGGAGAAAGACTTCTTAGCAGGGATCCCCTCCAGGGTAGCCTTAGCCAATTCAAAGTTCTGCGCAGCCAAGTCGGCAAAAGTTTGTCGCTTGTCGGCTGTGATTTTGCCACTCTTGATAGCCTCGTCAAGCATTTGTGCTGTGAGGGCTTCTCTTTGGGCTTTTTCTTTGGCTACATAGGCCGCTACTTGCTCTTCGGATAGGGAGAGCTTTTCCTTGAGCGCGTCTCTGTCTTTGGATAGAGCCAGTATAGCCGTTTCAATCTCTTCGGCTGATAGTTCTTTGCAGCTGGCATTCATGCCTAAAGCTACCAAGGCCAATTGTGTAAGTTGTATCTTCATATCTACTGTGTTAATAGGGTTTGTTTTTGAAAAAGACAAGCAAAGTTCCTTGATCTGCTCCTTAGAGACTTCCACTCCGTCCATCTGTAAGCGCAAGGCATTGGCATTACTGGGTATGGCTACTATAGAAGCCTCAAAAAGGGAACATTTTTTAAGGACAACAGCCCCTCCCTCATAGGTCAAGTCCTTTTTATGAAAAGCAATGCCCATACTTGCCCCTCGGATGATACCTCTTTCCACCTTACCTGCTATCATTTTAGCATTTTCGTCCTGCATATCAAAGAGAGGTTCAGCAAAGAGTTTCCCCTCCTCTAAGACAATGTTCTGCCAAGAGCCGATGACACTATGGTTATTCTGATTGTGTCCGTCCAACATTACGGGGTTGGCCAAGAATCGCTCTAAGCTGATACCAGCCGATAGTATGTGAAAGCCATAGGAGTTGGCTACCTTTTCATCATTGAGTACAAATCTGGGCATTTTCTTTTCGTTTTATGAGTTTGTCTGCTAACTGGGCGCAAAATTAAGGTGGCTTTTTTGCCCTTGCAAAAAGTAGTGCGAGCATGTCACACTATTGTGTTATTGTGGCACAATGTTGTGCCATCTTTGCACTATCTTTTGTTTTTCTGCACCTCAATTCCCAATTTTGCATTCTATTTATGATATTATGGCAAAAACAAAAGACGCTGTTCGTATCAAGGCAGAACAGTATTATATTGAAAATATTGAGGTTACCCAATCGGAAGTGGCGGAGCTCTATGGAGTACGTCCAGCCACTATTGGTGAGTGGGTTAAGAAGTACGATTGGGAGGATAAGCGGTTGAGTTTCCACGCCTCGCCGACTATTATCAAACAGAAGTTACAAGCTGAGACTATTAGGGTAATGAATGGGCAAGAGCCTACTTTTTCAGCGTCTGATGTAGGTAAGTTAATGGCCGCCTTAGATAGGTGCGAAACGCAGGCAGACCCTACAACTGTATATAAGGTACTGAAGGAACTGGATATGTTTATATCACAACAAGACGCTGAATTTGCAACTCAATGTACTAAATACCACAAACAATTCTTACAACTAAAAATAAAAAATGAGCAAGAAGGATAAAATATATGCTAAACTCTTAGCCGATTACGATAAGCATTGCTTGCTAATAGCTAAGGCTACTTCGGTGAACATACACGAATCAGCCAAAGAGAAAGCCGCTCGTATTAAGAACTTAGAGAGCGACTATGTGCGTTGGTTTGAGTACTATTTTCCTAACTATGCCAAGCAGAAGTGTGCGTGGTTTCACGCCAAGTTGGCTAAGCTGATAATAGATAATAGACGGCTGCGCTTACTCTCTGAGATGTATCGCTCAGCAGGAAAGTCTGTACATATAGATATGGGCATACCATTGTACTTGTACTTTACAAAGAATGATTTGCGATTTATGCTTTTGGTAGGAGAAACAGAGCCCAAGGCTAAGAAACTCCTTTCGGGCATACAGGCACAGCTGGAGCATAACAACCGCTTGCAGAATGATTACGGAAAGCGTGCTTCAGTGGGTGATTGGTCGGATGGTTCGTTTGTTACTAATGATGGGGTGCGATTTATGTCGCTTGGTTTTGGGCAAAACCCGCGAGGGGCACGAGAACAGTCAGAGCGCCCCGACTATATAGTGGTAGATGATGTGGATAGCAAGAAGTCTATCCATAACGATAGAATCATGCGTGAAAGTGTGGACTATATCACCGAAGATGTATGGGGGTGCTTTGACAGCGAGGATAACGCTACAGAACGCTTTGTATTTGCCAATAACAATTTCCACAAAAACTCAATAACGAATCGCCTTAAAACATATTTTAATGAGGTGATTAACACCCCACAAGAAGAGCAAAACTACGAAAGTAATATCGCTCAAGGTCGCACCTTGTTTAAAATACTTACGGTGTGCGCAGTGAAAAACTTACAGGACTTTACTCCTGAATGGCCTGAAAAGACATCGGCAGAGTACTGGCGTAATAAGTTTAAGAGTATGCCTTACCGCTCCTTTATGCGTGAGTATATGCACACCCACATAGAGGATGGGGCTATTTTTAAGTATGAGGATATACAGTACAAAAAGGCGCTACCACTTTCCAAGTATGATAACCTATGCTTTTATGGAGATTTGTCATACAAGGAAAACGCCGACTATAAAGCCCTAATCTTGGTGGGTAATATAGGCAAGGAGTTTCATATACTACTGTGCTATATGCAGCAAAAAAGCCGTGCGCATTGTGCTAAATGGCTATATGATATGTACGAGAAGTTTCACTTGGATAGGTACAACATTCGTTATATGATTGAGGGACTTTTTGCTATGGACGAGTTTGTCTCTGATTTTGATAACGAGGGCGACAAACGGGGGTACTATATCCCTATCGTAGCCGATAAGCGAAGCAAGGCAGATAAGTTTGACCGTATAGAGAGTCTTGCGGGCTACTTCGAGCGCAAAAACGTGTGGTTCAATAGCGAGCAGAAAAACGCAGATATGCAGGTGCTTATTGACCAGTTTTTAGCCTTTGAAAAGGGTTCGGGGGCTCACGACGATGGCCCTGATGCCGTCCATGGGGCCTTTAAGTGGCTGGTGGGACGAAATAGACAAAGTAGTAACCAGTACGCCTTTGGGGCAAGAGTAAATAACCATTATTAGCGGGTAGCACCTGCGGTCAATAAAATAAGCTATGTTTCTTAGAAAAGAAGATTTAAAGAATAATATCTACTCCTACCAAGTAGAGCAGATCACCGAAGGGGACGACACTATCGTTCTGCAAGCCTTAGACACGGCTGAGCAGGAAGTCAAGTCCTACTTTTATACCAATGATAAAAAAGAGTACCTCGACGGACGTCCCAGGTATGATGTGGAGGCTATTTTTAGCCAACGTGGGGACGATAGAAATGCCTTAGTGGTGAGTCTCTGCCTTTCGGTAGCCAAGTGGTATATCGTGGATTTGTGCAATGTCGATATTATCTATGACCATGCCAAAGAGCGATACGATAGAGCAATAGAGTACTTGAAACGCCTTGCCAAAGGAGAAGTCAATATTTCCTCCTTGCCTATCCTCCCTCGTACAGAGGAAAGCGAACGGCAAACGACCCCATTTCTTTTCGGCTCCCGTAAAAAGTTTAACCACGATTAGTCATTAGTCATTAATATGAAAGATATACTTACCAACACAGATTATGACCTCGTTATAGCCCAAGGGGACTTCTTTATCGGAGAAAGTGCGGCTCAACATGTGGAGTTTCTTTTTCTCTCCAAACAAGGCGAATGGAAAGAATCCCCCCTCACTGGGTGCTATATCCAACGTGCCCAAAATGGTAGTGTCTCCCGCTCCTTAGATAGGCATATACGTATCCAACTTGAAGCCGACGGATTCGCTATTGAAAAACTACAACTCTCTGAAAAAGGCGTTAATGTAAAAGGAAAATATAAGCAATGAAACACAAATCTCAAAATACCTATAAGCGTTCCTCCCTTCGGGGGAAAGGGGGAAACTCCCTCCAACCTACTCGTAACATTGTTCCCAAGGCAATGGCACGTACTCGTGCCGATGTGCTCACATGGAAGAGTGCCCTCTCTATGGCCGAGAATATAGATAATCCTAAGCTATATCCTTACTATAACTTAGTAAAGGATATGCTTCTTGACGCTCATACAACCTCACAAATCAAAAATCGCAAACTCAAAACTCTATCGGCTAACTTCTCCATAAAGAAAGCCAATGGGGAGACCCACACCGAGCTGACAAGTCAATTACAGAAGTCTGTATGGTTTAATGAGATTATAAGTCATATCTTAGATAGTGAGTATCTTGGCTATACCCTTATTGAGCTAAATCGGCAGGTAGCTGCTGTAGGCAATGATGATGTACCATTTTCAGATGTAGAAGTAACTTTAGTGCCACGACAAAATGTAATTCCTCAAAAAGGACTAATCCTCAAGGACTATACCGATGACAAGGGCTTGGATTATATGAATGCTTCCGAGTATGGTACATGGCTATTGGACTTTGGCGAGGTAGGTGACCTGGGGCTTATCAATAAGGCGATACCACATATACTCTTTAGCCGATTTGCTCAAAGCTGTTGGTCGGAGCTATGCGAGATATATGGTATTCCCCCTCGTGTGATGAAGACTAACACTCGTGATCGCCAAGCCCTCAACCGTGCAGAAAGGATGATGACCGATATGGGAGCAGCCGCTTGGTTTATTATTGACGAGACGGAGCAGTTCGAGTGGGCAACCAATGGGGTGCCCGCTACGGGTGAAGTGTATGACGGACTCATCAAGCTATGTCGTGACAACATCTCTTTACTTATCTCAGGAGCTATCATAGGGCAAGATACTAAGTATGGCAGTAAGGGAAAGGAAGTCAGTTCGCAGGATATGTTACAAGCCCTTGTGGATGCCGACCAAACTATGGTAGAGCAGTATATGAATGACAAAGTGCTCCCCGCCCTCTATGCCATTGGGGTACTCCCTGAAGAGAGCTTATCGCTCGTATATGACCAAGCAGAGGACTTAGGCGAGCTATGGACACGCACTAAGGAAATACTGCCCTATAAAGAGGTCTCCGATGAGTGGCTTAAAGAGAAATTCGGTATTGAAGTAATAGGGAACAAAGCACCTACTACACCTCAAAAGCTCTCTTTAGATTTTTTCGACTAAGCCCCGAAATTATGCCCGCAGTGGCTCACCGCTATTTCGGGGCTATGCACCAAAGTCTAAGTCTGCAATATGCACCCTGTGATTGTGAGGCATGCCAAGAAGCAAGGTTATCAAGCACACAAGAGCCTCCAAAGAGGCCATTAGACCTTACCAAAGTAGCAAAAAAAGCGTTTGACCAATTGCATAAGAAGGGCGCTTACAAGCCGGAAGACTTGACGAAATACAAAGCCTACCGAGAGCTTATTACTGCCACCTCTGAAGTGTTTAACACTGCCATTCCTCACGAAATACCGGAGGAAATGAGAGCCTATTTAGAGCGTGATGTATTTGTTTTTTCGGGGCTCAAAACCCATACACAGCTTACGGAAGCCCGTAGCAAACTCAAAGATGAGCAGGGTAACATACGCCCTTATCATCTCTTTGAAAAGGAGATACTCAAACTCAATAATACCTACAACCGTAACTACTTAGAAGCCGAGTACCAATTCGCCGTACAGAGTGCCCAAAGTGCCGCTAATTGGGCAAACCTGCAAGAGGATACAAGTAGGTATTGGCTCGAATATCGTACCGCAGGCGATGAGCGAGTAAGGCAAAGTCATGCCTCTTTGGCGGGAATCTGTTTGCCTAAAGATGATGCCTTTTGGACAGAATATTACCCGCCCAATGGCTGGCGTTGTCGCTGTACAGCTGTGGAAGTATTGGCTCGTGAAAATACCAAAAGCAACCCCGAAACTGCCAAAAAGATAGGAGAAGAAGCCACTACTCAGATAGGTAAAAACGGAAACAACAAGCTCGCCATGTTTCGCTTTAACCCAGGGCAAGAGAAAAAAGTATTTCCACCTAATAACACTTATACCCAAGTGGTGGGAGCCGAGCAGGTGAAAAGAGAATTGGAGACAATAACAGATAGAAAGATTGTTAATCTGCAAGAACTTATAAGAAGAAACCAGCCCACAAAAGAAGAAGTGGAAAATATAATGCTAAAATATGCAGAGTTATTCCCCGAAGATTTCAGAAGGGGGCTTGGTGAAGTGAGTTTTACAAACTCTCCTAATTTCTTAATGCAGCACTCAATGTCTTATCGCCCTTCTACTAATGAATGGATTGGAAAATCAACGATAGAGATTAGTAACCACACCTTTGCGGGTATTGGTTTCAACGCCTCTATTCAATTGAGAGAGGCTTTAGGAGCTATTAAAAAAGGTGAGGATCTAACATTTATGCAGGAATACGCTATAGAATCTCTATGGCATGAAATATTACATGCTAAGACACAAGCACCTCCAATACAACTCAATAGAAGACAGATAGAAAGTATGGAGACAATAAATGAATTTATAGCTCGTCATACATACAACGAATTTATAGAAAGGCTTGGGGGAAAAGCCATACATCAACAAAGGATTTTAGAGGAGGGATATGGATATAAAGGTTGGATAAATAATTTTAGGGAGAGGCTGAAAACAAATGGTATAAGTGAAGAAGAAGCCGTTGAGTTCTTTAAACCTCATCTAATGAATGATTATTCTAATATAGGAGAAAAGATAATAGAGTTTTTTGCTATACAGCGGTAAAGTTACAATCATACCCTAAGCCATATTCTTTGTAGGCTTTTGGTAGTTGTTGCCAATATTGCTCAGCCTTGTCCATATCTCCTCTTTCCTCAAAGAGGCAAGCCAAATCATAAAAAGCAAATTCCTTAGTAATATGCTTCTTATAGCTCTCAGGGGTTAATTCTTCTTTTAATTCAATGCCGAATTTTAGCATGAATGATAAAGAATCAAACCTCAAAGCATTCAATTCCCATTCTGTGGGAGCGTAGTCGAAGATTGTTTCCATAGTAAACTATATATTTGGCTACAAAGGTACAAAACAAATTTCAAACAAAAAACAAATCTTTCTAAAACTTTTATATGCAAAAACTAAGCATTGCAATGCATAGAAGAATTAACCATTAACATTGACAATTAACCACTATTAAAATGGACTTTAAAACCTTTTTAAACAACGTTTTAACTGACACTAAAGTTAAGCTTACCGATGCCTTTGACCGCAACTTTGAGCGTAAGGGCTTCTTTAACCAAAAGTGGCCTGAGGCCAAGCTCCCTAATCGTCGTGGTTCCCTGATGATACGTACAGGCACTCTGCGCCGCTCTATCCGTAGTACAATTGAGGGGACTTCTGTACGTTGGACAAGTGCCGTACCTTATGCCGATATTCAAAACAATGGAGGCGAGATAGAGGTAACAGCCAAAATGAAACGCTACTTTTGGGCAATGTATTACAAAGCCACCAACGCCAGCAAAGGCAATAAAAATAATAAAAATTTGCCAGCGGAGGCTCTCCGCTACAAAGCCCTTGCTCTAAAAAAAGTAGGTGACAAGCTCTCTATCCCTAAAAGGCAATTTATAGGGGATCACCCCGAAGTAAAGCGTATGATTGACGAGATTGTTGGCTATAACCTAAATGAAGTATTCAAAAATATAAAACCATGAAAGCACTATTAGAGAAGATACAAGAAAAACTCAGTGAAGTTGCTGGATTAAAGTACATAGATGAAAATTGGGGACAGCTGGATTACTACAGCCCCAATATGCCTGTACAATACCCTTGTGTACTGATAGATATAGGGCAGGTACAATATAGCAACTTAGGAAAAGACTTAACCAAAAGGCCTGTGCAACGGCAAATAGGGAGTGTACAGCTTCGACTTACAATAGCTAATATGCGCCTTACCAATACCAGTGGGCAGGCCCCAAGGGGACAGAAAGAAGAAGCGTGGGCGATATGGACTCTCATAGAGCAGATACACCAAAAACTACATGGGTCTGTACTTCTGCCCAATGTAAGCCCCCTTATCCGAGCTTCCCAACAGCGAACCCTACGAGATGATGGGCTACAAGAGTATGAAGTATATTATAACTGTGAAGTACAGAATATCTAATTAGTCAATCAATGACTAATCACTTGTCTTTAGTAGTTTTTCCTCTATATCAGTATTAAGAATACGGTAGAGTGTTCTACGGGAGACGAAAAATTTAGGATAGATAAACTCACGCCATATCACCGCTATAGGGATATAGCGACAATCATGTTGGTTGAACTCCTCCATGATCGCTCTGTAGCGCAATAGCTGGTTTCGGTGATACCCTTTTCTTTGTTTTTCCATAGTTTTCATAAGGGGCGTGTGTTATTGGTTATTTAGCTGCAAAATTAAAAAAACGTCTGCTATTATCCAAATCGGATTTTTAGCAGACGTTGTTAGTCTTTGGTCAATATTCTCGTTTAAACAGCCTTGCTATCTCTTCATTGTAGCTTTCTGTTCGGTTTTCTTGATAGCGGAAGCTCTCATGGGCTTGTTGGCTTTCACTTATTACTACCTCGGTACGTTCCTGCTCGTATTTGCGAAAGATAGTCATCAGCTTAGGCATACTGATACGCTCGTATAGCTCACCAAACTCACCCGAAACAATCCTCTTGAAAATGAGCGATAGCTCCGATAGCTTCAAAAAAGAATAATCTGTGATGATTTGTTCGGTACATAACTTTATCTGCGCCTCTGATAGGGGATTTTTTAGATTCAACAGCTCGTTAAGTTCAATGAGCCATAGTAGAATATAACTTCTTAAAAATGCTTGTCCCTTACCTTTCTTAATATCTACCAAACTTACAGTATTATGGCTTAGGGCATCACTTACCCCCTTGATTGTTACACTGCGCATAAGACAGTTATTCGGCGAATAGTCCTCTAAGAACTTCTCGTTTGAAATCGTCGCTAACTGTTGGCTTGGCGCGACTATTACCTCGTTTTGCATTTTGTAATATTTTGTTTAGTTGGGAATTAATGTACTTCAAGTCTGTATTCCTTTGGTGGAACTCGTCTAACTTTTGCCAGTTCTGTAGCAGGTACTGCCAAGTGGATAAGGCCTCTGTCTCATCGGCTGAGTTGCTCGTAAGGTAGGAGATAATCTGCTTGAGGGCATTGCCGTCTGCCCCAGTGAATTTTGGAGCAAATCCAAACAATCGGTTATAGAAGGCAAACCACTCATCCAAGAATAGGGCGTATAAGCTCGGAGGGTTCGCCTCTTCCTCTCGGTAGGTTACCCTATCTCCCCACACCCCCTGCCACTCTTCTATCATGTTCTCTAAGGGAGGAATAAGCAGGCCTATTTGCTTGAGATATTCCCCGTCTAAAGTACCTTTCCTGACCTCTAACTTAGAGAACTTGCCACCTTTATAGGTCAGTTTCACGACTACTGCACAACTGCGTATGGTTACTATATAGGTCATTTTTAATTTGTTTAATAGGTATCTATCATTTTCAATATAAGTTTTTCCCTAATTTCTTCATAGGTTTTACAATTAATGTGGATACTTGTTAAAAAGTATTCAGGGTTATAAAAATATGCCCTAACATCAATAGTAGACTCTATTATACAGAGAATATATCCCTTTTTCCTGAACCAAGCGAGGGCTTGTTCCCAAGTGGGTATAGATAATTTATCTATATAGTCATTATGGTTATCCTTTTCAAAGTCAAACTCTAATTCCCTTATGTCGAAATCCCCATATAGATGTAAAGGTAAGGAAAATTCACAGGGCATATCAAAGCCTATTATTTTAAGTTTCTTAGCGATTCCTACAGGAACCAACCAACTTGGATATTGTTCTATTTTCATATCTATACTTCTACTTTTGTCTTTGTTAATTGCTTTCCACAATCTTGGCAAAAAACAGCCGTAATCGCTACGGTACAATGCCCTCCTATCGTGCGCAACACTTGGTGTTTGTGAGGGCATTTGTCACTGGTCACTTGTCGTTTGTCAATTCTTCTTTTCATATCGTTTCTCAATTATTTTTTCTAACGCTCCTATTACCTTACTGACTTCCTTAGTAGTCATTTCTTTTAAGGGCTTTTGTACAGGGCACCTCTTTGAGAGGAGAAACTTACCCAATCGTTGAAGGTCGGGGATCCTTGGATTATCCTCCTGCACCCAACCCAGTTCGTGGCACTTAGCTAACAGACTAAGGTGTTGCATATTATGGCTGTCAAAGTATGCCTCCTTGCTGTAATTATACTTCAGATAGTCTAATACTTCAAAGGCTTCTTCTTCAGTTAGCTCCTTGCTTGAGCCCAGCTCTCTAAAGACAAAGTCCGATAGAAAGGCCAGCCGTCCCTCTCTGTCCTTAAACCTCTTTCCTAAGAGGCTTTGTAGGATCTTTAGTTGTCGTGTGCTAATCATAATATTGATTTTTAAATTTTATTCTTATATAATCACCCGTATTGATATCTTTATAGTCTTCTTCAAAAACTCCAATTTTTACAGTACCTTCTTTATTAGCTACATATATATAATACTTTTCAGGATAATATCTACTTGAGTGAACCTTTCCTACAAAACGAGATGTTCTATGAGCTGGTATAAGTTCCTTATCTACCACATAGCCTATAATCTCTTTTATGTCATTTTCAGAGTCTTTTTTAGAGTATCTATCATCACAGGAAATAGAAACAAGTGACAATATTAAAAACGTTGCTATTTTTTTCATTTTAAATCGTTTTCAAGTTTAATAAGATAAGCAGGCATTAGCCGAAATGCGTTAAACTCAATACCACATAGATAGTGGATGTAATCCTTTTTTGAGTATTGTTCAAAAGAAATATCTAAAGCCTTACATCGGGGATACTCTTTGTTTAACTCTTTGGCTTTTTCAATGATGTATCGCTTTATTTTATCTAAATCGGAGGCTTGATACAACTCTCCTTCCATTCCTCTTAGAAATTCGGAAAATTCAGCTTGTAACTTATTTTTTGTTTGTGTGCCATTGCCAAAAAAGCAATAGTAATGTGTTGGTTTTTCTTTCATTTTAAATCGTTTTTAAAGGTTATTTAATAAAACCCTGCCTTAGGGGGTCTCTTATGGGCGTCCCCTTAATACCAACGACACGCTAAGGTCAGGGTATATTTGTTCCTCCTTCGGGGGTTAGGGGAGACTATATTGCTGAAAATTGTAAGAGTATATTCTGCCACTTGCCATGCTTATCCTTTTCATAAAAGCGGATATAATCCTTGGAGTGGTTATACTGATAACTCTCACGGAATAGCTCGCATGCTTTGGAGAAGTTTGGGTCGGCAAACTTGCTCTCGTACTTGTAGAGCTTCTGAATGTTATCGGGGTCAAGTTCGCCCTTCTTACGCTCTAATAGCGAGAGGATAAATTCCTTAGTTCCCTCATCGCCTGAGTAGCGGCTCTCTATGAAGTCAAAGATATACTTCTCCGCCTCGGTAGCGCGTTCGTCATAGGAGCCCTTGCCCTGGCGGCTGTAATCCACTTTGAAATTTTCAAACTCTACACTAAAATTTCCTTTCCCGCCTGCGTGGCGTCCGCTGTACTCCTTTAGCAGATCATAGAGGGTGTCCATCGTCTCAAACGAATGTTGTTTGAACTCTGTAAGCCGCTCATTGATGTCCTTGGCCACGGTAATAAGTCCTACTATGGCATCTGTTTTCATTTGCTCATAGGCCCTTTTTCTTTCTTGTCTTTCCTTGGCGTCTAATTCTTTCGCCTGTTCTATAAGTGCTGCACGTTCCTGGGCACTTAGTTGTGATAAATCTACACTCATGGTAATATCTATTTTTAAATTATCGTTCTACTTTTGCTCTATATAATTCGTGAGTCTCTATCGGTTCCCATCCCTTTTTGTGTTCGTTGTACCACATCAGCACCCTGTCCTGATCGTATCTAAGGTAAGGAGACTCCCAGTTGTTTTCTCGTATCCATTCGTAAATGGTCAGTACCACTATTGGTACGCTTGTCCTGTAGCCCGCATGATACTGATGTATCATTGTTCGCTCTGATTCTGATAAGGCTTGTAAGAAGTTGTCAACCCTCAGCACTTCCATATATAGCTGTTTCATTATGCTATTATTTTTCGTTTTTCACTCTTGATTAGTTGTAATATAGTCTTCGGATAGATTTTAAAAATATCTTCAACAAATAGCTCTATCATCAGCTCTACATCTGCCTTGTTAAATACTCCCTCTCTAAGAGCCTTGCCGTAATACCTCTCTATACTACACTCTACTAAGAAGTACCATTGGTCATCAAACCAATTATTGAGATAGTCATTACCCGTTAAGTCTTCTAATCTTTTCACTATTCGTTTTTCTCTATTCACCTGCTCACACCAAGTAAGGAAGTACGCATACTTGAGCGCTTCATATTGCCTATAACTACAATCCAAGTAGTACAGCAGGCAATGCCTAAATGTCTTTTGCTTTTCTATAGTTTCCATATTTTATTATCTATTATCTAATCATTTTTAACTCTCTTTCCCCTGCTTTGCTTTCGGAGATGATGTAGGGTTCCAACTCATTCCCCCCTGTTCGTGTCTTGTCTATATAAGCCTTGAAGTCCTTTACTAAGATTCTATCTTGACAAAACCAGTAAAACTCCTCCGCTACAGCTCCCTTGGGCATTCCCTTACTCATTTGTGAAATTCCGATAAAGAGGGTTTGAGGAAATTGCCGAATAAGTTCGTGATAAGCTGCTGCCTTTTGCCCTCTAAAACAAGCCTGCACACTGTCTATAAAGACTATCTTAGGTTGTTGTGGGCGACTAAGGCGTTGCACGAGTTTGTCCAAAGGCTCTCCACACACCAAGTATTTGTTTTTGTACTGTTTAAGCCCTGTACGCTCCAAGTTAGTAAGTAGCGAAAGGCTTCCGCACTCTTCCAAAGAATTGTATAGCACCTTTTCCCCTTGGCATAACTCTCGCATTAATTGCAGTGCGTAGGTTGTCTTTCCATGTCCCGAATCTCCATAGATAAGGATACTTCCTGCTCGCTCTATCTCTCCTAAGTGGGTATGCCAAGGCTCTGATAGGGGCAAAGTCTTATATTTCTTTCTCGCCAAGTCCTCATAGGTGTAAGCCCTTGGTATCGTTACTTTGTTATCTGTCATTAGTTATTAGTTATTAATCGCCTCTGCGGCTCGCACCTTTTCTATTTCTGTACGTACTTTTCTAAGGCTTCCCTTGGTACGAGCAAAGAGCTGTTCGGGAGTAAAGGTAGAGCCGTTAGCTTCGCCTATCTGGGCTATTTGTCCCAAGAGGAAAGCTGTAATAGCTTCATTGTCTTGGGCAGGGCTTACGCGGCTGTATTTCGATCCATAGCGGTCAAATATTTCTGCATACCCTACCTTTTTGATGTCCTTGTTGCGGTCTATCTTTGCCTGCAATCCGTCGGCACCCATCATATACCAGCCACAAGCGTACTCGGTAGCATTCCATAGGCTTTTGAGTTCAAGGAAAGCGTGGTACTCCAAGTCTCCCGCCTCGTCCAAGATGATAAGTGGGTTTTCCAACTGCTTTACATAGAAAACCAAATCCTCATATACATCGGCATAGCGCCCTGTATGGGCAATACCAAACTCTTGGGCGATCTTGCGAATGAGCTTTTGTTTGGTCTTCACCTGCGAGCAGTCTATATACACTGCATTTTTGTTCTTGCTCACATACACTTTGGCAGTGTGTGTCTTGCCAATTCCTGCCCTATCACATAGAATAGCCGAGATGGAGCGCGCTTGGCAGGCTGAAAGTTGTAGGTAGATGTATTGGAAAGTCTCTGTTTCTACCGTAACCCAAGGGCGTTCGTCCTTGAGTTGTACTTGGAGCCTGCGGGCTATGCTGACCCAATTGGCATCGCTAAGCACGCCCTCTAATTCGCCTTTCTTGATACGGCTGTACTGCGCTGTGTTAATCCCCAAGCTCTGTGCGTGCTTGCTATCGGATTGGTAGTTTTTTCTGTTTTCAGCAATTGCCAAAATGATTTTTTCTTTTAATGCTGTTGTGATCATAGGTCTAATAAGGCTTTATTTATCATTTCTGTTTTCGTTTTCTGATAGTCTTTGTAGTTAGTAGTTTTCTGTTCTTGATAGGCTACAATAGGAGCGAGAGCGGCTACTTTTTGTGTCTTTTTCTCCACTGAAAGTGTACCTACCTTTGAGAGCTTTTCAGCAGTTTTTTCTTTGGTATATTGGTCAAACTGCTTGATATAATGCATTTGCTCTTGGTATATCTCCTTGTCCTCATCTGTCCATTCCGCATTGGCACGGTTAAAGGATTTAAGGCGCTTACACTCGCAGAGGAATTGGTTTTCTTGATACAAATACACCTCCTCTACACCCTCCTCATTGGGTAAGTAATAGGCCTGCACCTCGTAGGAGGAAAGCAGGGAAATAACTTGTGGGTTGGGCAATTGGTACTTTTGATATTGTACGGTTACATATTGGTTCCTGCGTATGGTAGTAGGCACACATCTGCCTATATATTGCGCTAAGAGAGCTCGGTTGAGTTTGGGTAGGTTCGGATTTACATTTTCTAAAAACACCTGCAAACGTGTCTTTCCAGGGAAGCGCTCTTGGTCGGGGTGTGGCTGATTGTTATAGAGGGTTTGCTCTTCCATTTCAGAGGCTACTATCTCTTCGTAGGTAGCCTTAGCCTCCTTGTAGTTATCGTTGAACTCGTCAAATATCTTTTGGGTAGTCACGCGGTTGCTGTCCAATTTTGCATAGTGTCGCCCTACATTTTGGTGTCTGTCTTTCTCTATCCCGTACTTCTTACCTCGTATCATCGTCTCAGCGTACTTCTCCTGCGAGTTGGTCGGGTTACAGAAGCGCACGAATGGGAAAATGTTATTGGCCTTGAGTAAGCCCTCCACATGTTCGCCTGTAAGATGTCGCTCTACTTCTATTTGCATTGGAGTACCCAATCCATATTGAGCCGTAAAGCGAAACATAGAGCGGAAGCAGTCCAAGAATAATTCGTTGTCTTTCTTTTTGCTATGAGCAATACCAATTAGGGCTGTACTCATCACATCATAAGCATAGTAGGCCATAACCTTGTCTCCATTAGGTAGCTTGGTGTGCATTAGGTCTCGGTCATCCAAGGTAATCTTACTCATAGAGTAAAGTGGAGCGTGGCGATTGACGTGCGGACGTTCCTTGTGGCTGAAGTCATATTCTCCATTGCGTGCTTTCTTGATAACCAACTGATTTTCGGGTTTGTTCAGCCATAGCTTTACGGTGCTTTCAGATACTTCTAAGATGTTTCCGTGTTCATCGCAAAAATCCTGCTCCACATTGAAGAGTTCACCAGTGGCTTTGTCAAAGATTTCTATATCTCCGTATAAGAACTGTCTATAAATATCATACACAGAACTCATATAGGGTTTGTTTGGCATACAGCAGATAGAGATAAAAAGCCTTTCCATTACTTCCGTTACTACTTTGGCGTTGTCCGAACCCTCACCTTTGTGGATAAAGGCATAGTAGCCCTCACTGAGATACTGGTTATATTTGCGTTGCAGGCTTCTTGGGTTATTCGGTAGGTCAAAGTGCCAACGTTCGGGGTTCAGCGTATTGACAGCCTCGCTAATGTTTTTCCATATCTCCACCTTTTTTCCTTTGTAAAGCGGGTTTTTGATACGCCCTTTAAAGAGGCTTTCAATAGCGTTTAAAATCATAGCCGAGGTAGCTTTTTCCCGTTGCTCTTCTATCTTTAGGGGTTTCCCATTGGGCTTGCGGTGACTTGAAAAGAAGTTAATAGCTTCCAAGTCGGGCACCAAGAGAGGTTCAAGGTCATTCTGTAAGATCTTACTATCTTCGGGCTTGCCCAACATTCTCACGCAAAACTCCTTGATATTAACCCCTTTCACCACAGGCAATTCGTGGAAGGACACCCATGCCTCATTACCTAAGCCTTTCCCTGGTTGGGTAGTGATGAGCTTACCACGGCTACATAGCTTCTTGTAGTAGTCATAGCTCATCACTCCCCAGTCTTCATATAGGAGCCGTGCAGGTATGGATAATATGTTATCTTTGTATGCGTACATTTGTGTGTTTTTTTGGCTTTTGCCTTGCTCCCTAATGCAGGTGCGACCTGCTACGTTACCGCTTCGGCTCTTAGCCTATTAGGGATTTCTAACTAATTCAACCAAGTTCGTGACTGCGACTCTCCTATATATACATCCCAACTACGTCTTGGCTCATGCTCGCTATTGCAGTACCAATCCAATGTTTCCTCATTACCAAAAGTTACCTCAAGAGTACGTCTTAACTTTATAAGCCACTTTTGCAATTGATCCCATTCAATAGGATTGGTAAGGTCTATATAGCGAATATCAATATTTACGTCCTTGCCAATTCCTTTTTCGCTTATCTTGACATCAGCAGAAAAGCGTACGCCGTTGTTTTTCTTTGTTTCCATAACATCTTTACATTAGTTCTGTTCTCAATTCTCTTTTGACTACTATCCCGAAGAGGGTTTCTTTCGTCTCTATCACTTGATGACTCCAATCTCTATTGATATGGTGTATCACCTGCTTTTTAATCCATTTTTGCATTAACTTTTTCATATTCTATCTTTTTTGATTAATTATTTGCCCGCAGGTGCTACCTGCTCTGCTTCTACTTCTGCAAGCACTTCAAAGAGTGTTACCTGATGTACTTGTGGTAAGCCCTTTACTTCTTTGAGCGCCTGTATTCCTTGCCTTATGGTTAGCAGTTGCTCTGCGAATGCCTTATTGATATACCACTTACCTGTACTCGCCTTGTAGAAATGCTGAGGGTGCTTGCGAATGCGAACGTGATACTGCCCACTGGTTACCGAGTAGTTATGTAATAGTAACCACTCCACGTATGGCAGGGCTTCCATTCCATAGACATTAAGAGATTTTGGCATTTTTATTTGTGTCAAGGATTCCAACTCTGCCCACCTACGATTGACCTTAATACGCAATTCGGTGTTATACCCCGTCAAAAGGTCAAACGTCTGCATTTTGGTAAGCTCAAAATAAGGGTCATTTCTCTTAGCTCCATTAGGTAACTCGGTGATTTTGAACATCAACGCAATTTTGGGTAGATGTAAATTTACATATCCTTTATTGAGGATTCGAATATCACGCATTACATCTGCGTGCCGTTTTCCGGTCAGTTTTGCAATCTCAAAACTGGACATTGTTTGTTCAATGGTGTTGATTAATTCCTTCATAATGAATCATCTTTTAATATACTTATCTCTAAAATAGGCTCCCATATTAATAGGTCTATCATTTCCCCTTTATTATTATACTGGGGGATATTTTTAGTTGATAAAGAGGCAAAAGGGTTTACTCTATAACCTTTTCTCTCTAATTCTTTGACAGAAACATAAAGCTGTTCATCTATTTCAATGTAGTTTAAATCTCTCAT